CCTACAACAATATTTAAAACATCATTTTGGGATAATGAAAAGTCTGCTATTATGTTTGCACCTGCACCGGGAAAAGCGGGATAAAAAGTACCTGTATGTTGTCCCCCGCTTCCGCCTATGGCACGTATCCTGTATGTTCCAGATATAGGAACAGTAAACTGTTGAATGCCTGTTGTACTCATATTAAAATAGCTAGTATTCGTTAACCAAGTATTTGTAGAGGTTTTACTTGAATACGTAGAATGTGCTAATAAAGTAGCCAAACTTGGGCCATCTTTTCCTGTTACTCCTGCTGCTGTAAAAGTAAAACTAGTAAAAGAGAATAATTCAGTTTCACCACCCCCAGCAGCAGCCATAACTATTTTTTTACTTGTAGCCATAATTTAAACAGCATTCTGTATAGTAAAATCTAAATTATCATTCTCTATTGCATCAAGAATTTTATTATAGTTAACATTGGAAGTTTTTACAGGGACTGTTACTTCTTCGCCATCAATAGTGGCTATAATTTGTGTGTAAGTATCATCTGTATAATTTGCTTCTGTAACTGCCATTATGATAAATCTGCACCAGATTGGAAGCCAAAGTAACTTAGACCACCATTACGAGTTGTAAACACAAGAATGTCTACATCGTTTCCACCAGTAGAATCTGTTGGCTCAGTTCCACCGGGCCAATCAACAGAACCGGGCCAAGTTGTTGAGTATCCACTTCCACTTGAGTCTTGTTTTAATTCAAGCGTAAACGTAAACGCAGTGCCAGACGATGGGGGATTGCTAAATGTATATGTGGTGTTTTCTGATAGGGTGTGAGAAAAATAGTTTGCTGTTGACAAGTCAAGAGTAGCTGCGCCACTAGAAGAGGTAACAGCGGCATAGCGTTCTTGATATGTTGCCTTTACAGTACCACCACCTGTAGCTGTTACTGCACCTGTAACACCTAATGTGCTAGATAATGTTGCAGCACCTGTAACACCTAACGTGCTAGATAGTGTTGTAGCACCTGTAACACCTAAAGTACCACCAACAGTAGTATTACCAGACAAAGCAGTAGTTCCAGAGGATGTAAGAGTTCCGCTTGTAGTTAAATTAGTAAGCGTAATATCGCTGTCAAATACAGGTGAAGGAACTTGACCAAGGTAAGGCATTAGGTTATCTCCATGATACTCAATGTCGCATCAATTTTTGCAGCAACAGAACAATCAATTTTTAATACATCCGTTGTTTGCATAATGATTTTGTTTCCTGAAAATAATTCTAAAGTAGACCCTGCAGGAATAGGAACATTATCTGCCAACTTAACTGTTTCATTTGTCTCAGTATCTGATGTATCACTTTCCAAAACAATATCTACAGTAACCTGACTTGTATGTACATTACATAACATCATACCAATAAGCACAGTTGTTGTACTTGATGGTACTGTATATAATGTAAGCGGAGTACCAGCACTAGCTGGCATAGCCGCATTTGTTTTTACTTTGAAGGTATTTGCCATTTTGTCCTCTTCGTATTATACCCTATTATTACACGTTTATAAAGACGTTAGTTAAGTTATTGCGTTAATATGTAACATATTGTTGTCAGAACTTTTGCATTCATCTACTGCGTATACTTTCATATCTTGTGGAGAAAAAATATCCCCTATAATTAAATTAGATGAAGCGGGTATTTTAAACTCAGCATCATATCCGTGCATTTGTTTTTGTCCTGAATACGTTGTATCTCCTACAACAATATTAATGTTTTCCCAAGCCATATTTTATCCTAACGCAATTGCTAAAGCTGTTGGGTCTTCTGACGAAAAGCCTTGGTTATTCATAAATGTGGTAAGTCGAGATAATGCAGCTTTTCTATTTGTACCCCCTGCACCGTCATCTACAATAATTAGGTCAGATGCAGTAAGGTCAGCATTAATATCTGTACCGCCATCTATTTCTAGTGCAGCCAAATCAACTTTACCTGCTGTAGAAATTGTTGCTAGTTTTGTATCTGCAATTGCTGCACTAGCGTTAATATCTGCGTTTACAATCACGCCACTTCCAATGGCTGCTGTGCCACCAGAAATAGTTATGTCTCCACTAATACCACCTTCAATGTAAGTAGCCACACGAGACATAGCAGCTTTACGATTAGTGCCACCTGCACCGTCATCAACAATAATTAAGTCTGCATCAACAAGGTTAGCACCAATGTCTGTACCACCGTCAATGTCAACCGCAGCTAGGGGCAATGTGCCAGTATCTCCTGTACCAATAAGTGTACCTGTTGCCACAGGCAAGGTTAATACTGCACTACTACTCGCAGAGTGTGGCTGTGCTTGCAAAGTTTGTGCGTGAGCGTTAGAAGACTCACAATAGAACTTTACCTTAGATACACTGCCTGTGCCTGTGCGTATGTCAATGAGACCATCTGATATAGACACACCACCTGATGACCCATTACCATCAAGGTTTACTACGCCTGTTCCGTTTGGCAGAATGTCGATATTACCGTTAGATGTAGATACAATATCATTACCATTAATATCTAAATCACCACCAAGTTGTGGAGTTGTATCTGCAACTACATCTGTGATACCGCCCAAAGCAGATGATATAGAAGCTAGAGTAGTTTTCTTTAAAGCACTGGCACTGGCATCATGTATTAAAACTGTATCATTTGATGTATCCAAAGATGTTTCTGCAGTTTGTCCTGAGATAACATTAGCATTAAGCATTGCAGTTTCAACAGCACCACTGGCAATAGTGATTGCACCAGCACTACTAATTGTTACATCACCTGATACAGCAACTGGGTTAAAGTTTGTACCGTCAGCTACCATGATATGACCAGAGGTATTTGTACCCATGGTAATATCATCGCCTGTAACAGTTAGGTCACCTGTTACAACAACATCACCGCTAAAGGTTGCCTGACCATTAAGAGCCATATCAATGTCAAGAGCAGTGATAGCAGACGAACCGTCTGTACCTTTGATAGCAAAATTCTTATCTGCTGTGCTTACTGTAAGTTCTACATCAGATGAGTTGTTGGCAATATCAAGAATTGATGTGCCATCATCTTTGAAAATAATATTTGCACCACCTGCATCAAGGATAATATCGGCGGTTGCATCAAGAGTAATATCTGCGCCAGAATCAATCTCTGCGATGACTGGTGTAGTAAGGGTTTTATTAGTAAAGGTTTGTGAATCTGCTAAGGTTGCAACGGTGCTATCAATCGCAAACGTAACAGTGTTACTAGAGCCACTGGTGTCAATACCTGTACCACCAGTAAAAGTAAGTGTTTCGCTATCTAAGTCAATGCTAAGTGCACCACCACTATCGGCTTGAAAATCTAAATCTTCTGCTGTAAGTTGGGCATCTACATATGCTTTAATAGATTGTTGTGTGGCTAGTTTAGTGGCACTGTCAGAAGACATATCGTCTTCGTCTTTAATACCTGTTACTGTCGCCCCGTCACCTGCAATGTTTAAGCTTGTGTTAGCAACAAGAGTCGTACCTGTAATAGCCGCAGCAGTTGAACCACCTATTACTACGTTATCTGCTGTGCCACCGTTTATGTCTGCTGTATCTGCTACAAGGCTATCTATATTAGCCGTACCATCTAAATGTAAATCTTTAAACTCAAGACTGCTTGTACCAAGGTCAATATCATTGTCAGTAACGGGTACAATAGCACCATCTTGAAATCTAATTTGTTCTGTTGTACTACCGGATACATCAACAAATACACCTATACGATTATTCGTGTCATCTACGACAACTTTATTGATAGGTGTGGCAACACCAGGGTCACCAATTAAACCAATGACTGGCCCTTGAGCAGCAGAGCCATCATGTTTGTGTCCCGTTGTATTACTAAATACGTCTAATAATTTATTGAATTCGTCATTACTGTCCGAAGCATTAATAATATCTCCGTCAGTAAATGTTGATTGTCTAGTGTAGCCTGTACCACTCATTAACGTCTTGCTCCCGCGTCAAATTCTAATTGAAACCCTTTTAGTGAATAAGGTGCTGATGTTCCTCTGTCATTAACTCGTAAGGCAACTGCAAAACCAGACCCCTCAATTGGCTGTCTAACTAAAGGATTTGATTGTCCACCGTATGTTGCTGTTCCATAAACAGAACTTCCGTAAACCGCTACAGAGGTTGCAGTATCAAATGGATACGCAGCAGGTCTTGGGACATTAGGGGCTTCATAATCATATCTTACAAATAAATCTGCATTAACGGTAGACTCTGGTGCGTAGTTAATAATAACTCTTTGGAAGTTTTTGCGTATACCTGCGTCTCCCATGGTTAAATCTGGAGACCTGTACTTACCAGTTATTATGTTACCATCAAAATCATTACCCTGTTCCTGACGATAGACATAGCCATCAAATTCTCCATGTAAAACAATGCTTTCGCCAGCATTTACAATGGAATCTGTGCAACTTGGGCGTATACCTCTTAAATCTGAAAATTCATAATTTTCTTTTCTAACTGCAATTAAACCAGTTGTGTTAGTCCTAGATGTGGCTGAGTTTGAAAAGAAAATTCTATACTGAGTTTTATCAGGAACAACTACACTTTCAAATTCATCTACATCAGATACAGCTTGAAATCTTCTTTGCACAGGTCGGCTTATTGTACCTAGTTCAACGTCACCAATTTTTTCTGTACCAGCAACTGTGCGTAAGCCGTCAGGCCCAAGGAAAATTATATCTCCTGCTACTTCTTTAATTGTAAATCCGTTTACACACCCTATTTCTCTTGTCACAGGTTGAAGTACAAAATCAGCCGCAGTGTTTCCTGTCAGCTTAAATATTCTTTCTTCGCAAAAAATAAATAACGATTCACGAAAAGGAAATAAACCTGTTACATTGCTGTCTACTTTTACTGTACCAGCGCCATTACCTGTTTGAAAATCATTATCTGTGAAAGGTGCTGTAAATGTAATTTGCTGTGGGGTACTAGACATTCCAGCAAAAAATAATTTATCTTTGTGCCCTACAACAAACTTAGGGTCGGCAGGTGCCCCACTTGCATTTAAATCAGTGACGGTAGTGCCATCATATTTAGACGCATGATTTGCCCCATCCGCCCATACTATAAAATCTGTTCCAGCTAAATTATAACGAAAGTGGCTGTATTTACCCGCACTTGTACGGCCAGTATCTATTTGTGACCAACTACCTGTTGTTCCAGCTTCGTATACTTTTGTTCCACGTGCAGCGATTACTTTATTATTAAAGTGCGCTGACATTAAAACTGGTTCTGTTGCAGATGCTGTTTGTGGAACAATATTACTATTCCACTTAGCATAACCGGATATACGACGGTAACCACCTCGTATGTCAGGCTCAAAGTTCTGTAGTTCTAACGCCATTCCAGGTTGCATAGCAAACGTAGATTGGTCAAGAACTAGACCACCTTCGCACGCAAATACAAAAGGATTGAGGCCCGATTCATCCGCCATGTTTTATACCTAAAGTAATCCTGACCCGTATACCTTTGACCTTTCAATATATGTAGACCGCATGTAATCAAAGCGGTTTAACAAAATCGACTGCATATGTTTGATACCAGAATCAAACCTTGCAAAATTTAATTGGTATTGCTGGGACTCGCCACGATACTGATATGCATACGCTGTAGCACCGTCTACTATAACATGACTAAATTGGTCTGGGATACTTGGTGTATCGGTAGCATTAGTCAACGCTGTGGGAATTGTGTGATAATCAAATTTAAGTTGGTATGCTTTGTTTGGGTATGGGTATAAACCAAAGTTATTGTCGGGCGCCCGAAATACAAATTCAGGTAAACCTCCTATAACTGTAGCATCATCTTCTTGGTCTATAAATTTATCTACGTACTCTTTATATTCTAACACACTTAATGAGTTGCCTGGGCTTGCTAGAGAAGAGTCTTTGGATATACGAAAAGTTTGGTAATCAATGTGCTTAGCATCTGTAGGAATTGTGTATCTAGTTGTTCCTGCTACTAAAGTTTGTGTGTGAGCTGAATGATTAAAAGGCCATCCAAACTCTCTTTGATTTATATAATCAATTGCATCATTTACAGCGTTCTTA